CCATTGTTCTTCTCAGTGTCCTTGTTTCAAATACAACAGGAGCCAGTGCTCAAGTTGATGTTTTTCTTGTAACTGCTGGTGATGATGTCCACCTTATAAGAAATGCTCCAATTCCAGCAGGGAGTTCTTTAGAACTTATAAGTGGATCAAAAGTAATTATGGAAGCTAATGATATTTTACGTGTGAGGGCTGGCACAGCAAGTGCTTTAGATGTGACTGTAAGTTACCTAGAACAAACTTAAGGAGGTATAACAAATGGCTTTATCTCAAGTTGGATTAGAAAGACTAGGTACATCAGTAACCGATAAGATTGGCGAAAGAAAAAATTTAATAATTAATGGAGCTATGCAAGTAGCTCAAAGAGGTACTATCACAGGTATTACAGCTTCACAATACGCAGGGCCAGATAGATTTAGATTTGGAATAAGCGGTCATGGAACTTTTACAGTAAGTCAAGATAGTTCTGCTCCTACAGGGTCAGGTTTTGCAAAATCATTAAAATTAGATTGTACTACAGCAGATACAAGCGTTGCTTCGAGTACAGCAGTTTATTTCCAACATAAATTAGAAGGTAAAGATTGCCAACGAATTAAAAAAGGTACATCTAGTGCTGAACAATTAGCTGTTCAATTCCATGTAAAAAGTAATAAAACAGGAACTTATGCTTTTCAGTTATCAGATAATGATAATTCAAGAACTTTTACAACGACATATTCAATAAGTTCAGCGGATACTTGGGAAAAGAAAACAATTATAATTCCAGCAGACACCACTGGTGCTTTAGATGATGATCATATTGTTTCTTTGACTTTTAATTTTTGGTTGGTTGCTGGTACAGATTTTACAAGCGGTGCTGCCTCAACGACTTGGTATTCACATGTAAATGCTAATGCAGCAAAAGGTCATGATGTAAATATTGCAGATTCAACTTCTAATGAATGGTATATGACAGGATTTCAAGTTGAAACTGGGTCTGTACATACAGAGTTTGAACACAGATCATTCCAAGAAGAACTTAAGTTTTGTGAACGCTATCATCGAAGAATAGGATCTTTTAATGGTGTGGCTGCTAGTACTACACAGGTTCAGGCTGGAATTGTAATAAGCCCCGAAATGAGAGCTACTCCGACTATAAGCCTTGTACCAAGTGATAAAGCAAGAGTGACAGATTGTTCTCATGCTGATTATCAAAATACTGGCCCTACAGTAGGAATACTTAACTCATCCAATGTAGGTTTAAGAATAAATATAAATGGTTTTACTGGTATGACTATACAACGAGTTGCAGTTTTTTTACCTTCTGGTACAAATTCTTCCGTATTACATTTAAGTGCTGAATTATGACTATTACTTATAAATTTTTTAAAGTACCTTTTAGCAGTGAAAATAGTTCTGTTAGTAAAAAAGTTGATGGTATTGAGGTTATGTCAATTCCATTTGATGAAGCAAACACCGACTATCAAGAATACCTTGAATGGGCCAAAACTAATACAACCGAACCTGCTGATGGATTAACTTGGGATGATATCAGAGCCACAAGAGATCTGATATTAAAAGATACAGATTGGACAATGACAACTGGTGCAACTGTAGATCAAGCTCAGTGGGCTGCATATAGACAAAATATAAGAGATATTCCTCAAACTTATAAGGATAAGACTCCTAATGATGTTGTGTGGCCGACTCAACCATCAACTGCTGGTCCTAATTCTTAAAAATTAGTCTCTGTAAAATAGAAGAAGCATATAAAAGATTTCAGTAATCATGCCGTATTTAGGTAATAATTTAAGGTCAAATACTGATTACAAAA